GGAAGCGGTGTCTGCGAAGGATAATCCTTTTGATATTGCTCAAAATCAGATTCAGTCATAAAAGGGGAGTAAACTCGACCTTCTTCAAAACTTTTTTGAAGCTCTTCCATTGAAGGAAATTTCGCATTGTAGTCGTCTATCACCGACGGTGTTGGTCCCATAGTTACAGGAGGTGGTGTCTGTGAAGGTATAGGAGGGCGAGGCGGCTTAACAACTGGGTTTTTGCCGCCAAGAAATTCTTGAATACGTTGTAAAATATCTGAATTAATTGTTGGATCACGTTGCGGCATAACGACAGGCCCAGGCATACGTGTCGGCGGTAAGCCTCTCAAGGAGTCTGGCCTATTAGTTAAATACTGGTTAGGGTCCATCATGCCGGTTGGAATATTAAACATGTTTAATAAACCCCTGAGAATTTCGTTCCACGCAATGCAGCACCACCACCACGGGCTTTACCTCTGCCCATACCCGGTTTAGGGGATGCATTAGTAGACTCTTGCTTGGATGTTGAGTAATTCACCTTACCTTGATCCTTAACAGTAAAGCTGCCCTTCTGGACTTTATTAGCCATTTCTAGCCTCCAAAAAAATTCTTTGACATTTTTTCTGCGAGATTACCCATTTGAATCTCTCGCTGCAAATCTAATCTATCTTGCGCAGTTTCATCTTTCATTTTCGCAACATCAAGCTGCGTGTCAATGCGCTCTTCAGTGAGCTCTCGTTGTGTATCAAGTCGCTCCTGATCCAGACCAAATCGTTTCTCTGCTTCTTCCGACTTACGCTGGACATCAGCAGCCTTAATATTGAGCTCTTCGCGCCTGAGATCAACTAATGGGTCATTGTCTTGCTTCGCCTCAAATGCAGGTGCGATCTGAGATACTAATTGTGCAGTAATCTGCGCGACTTTGTTTTCCATCATCTGCTGCATTTGCTGTTGCATTTGCTGCATCTGCGGATTCTGTTGTGGTGGTTGACCACCTTGAGGTGGCATACCGGGCATACCTTGAGGTGGCATCTGTGGTTGCATTTGTTGCATCTGTTGCATCTGTTGTTGCATCTGCATGATCTCTGGATCCTGCTGTGCTTGTTGTCTTGCCATCAAGTCAATATGCCCGTAAACATGACCCTGAACAATTCCCTGCATCTGCGGGTTGGTTTGGCAGATTGCTGAGTTGTAGAACGCCATATGAATTGCAATGTGCGCTTGATGGTCTTGTTCTGGAAACGGTACAGCAGGCTTCATCGTTGTAAAACCGCCGTTTTCAATGGCTGCTGAAACAGGTTCCGGTTTTGGCGGAGGTGGCGGAGGCGGCAGAATCTGATCGACCTGCTGCACACCCATGGCTTCGTACATGCGCTTGTACGCATTGTAGATGCCCATTGGACCATGAATATCTGGTGCAGACTGCACCATCTTCAACATTTCCTGTGCCAGCATAACGCGCTGACTCATTGAGAAGATGTTGGGATCACTAACCGGAATAATGTCAATACGGTCATCAAAGTCAGTCTGCTTGACGCTTTGATCACCATTAGCCGTCATGTACGGATACTGCTGCGGCAGATAGTCTTTGAACAGGTTGGCCAATAAACTGAATTCTATCCGCTGTGAATAATGCAATCGTTTATGGATTGCGCTCATCACACGGCTACCGCGCTCAAGCAATGCGACTGTTGTGCCTACTGGCGCTTCCTGATTGCCATCACCAACCTGCATGTCACCGATCGACGCAAAGCGCCGACCTGCATCAACCAACATGCCAAGCAGATTAAGCAGCGTGGCGCTGGGTTCCTTGAATGGCAAAGGCATCAATGCTTCGCGTAAAGAACCGCCAGGTGCGTCCATATCCCTGAACTCACCTGGCTGAATAGGCACATCGTCATCTCTAATACGAATGCCTCTGGCTTTAAACCCAGCGGGGAGATTGGATAGCGTGCCCGCATCAATCAACTGCCTGAGAATCGAGGTTGCGCCTCGAGACAGACCGCCAATCATGTGAGTCAGACCAAACCCATAGAAGCCTACACCGGGCAAGAACTTGTAGTGAACAAAGTAGTCCACTCGCTTGCGCATAGAATCCTGCTGATTGTAGTTCCTGCGAATTGACAGAACAGTGGATTGCTTCGGTAACAGCGTGACAATGTATGGCAGCTTAATGCCTGTCTCTTCGCCCTGCGCATTGACATCTTCAAAACCGGGGATGTCCAACTCAATGTGCATCTCAAGGATTTCACATTCATCAGAGCCAGACCCGCCTGCCGGTTTTACACCTTGCAGTTCATCGATCTCTTCATCGACACCATCATCACCGTAAGAGGGATCATCAATGTAAGATACAGGTGATTTCTTGTAGAAACCTGCTTCCTGCATCTTTTTCACATCATTGATGGACATATCAATAACGTGCGTAATTCTTGTTGCGCTATCAAGACTGGACGCGCCGTAAGGTACAACTAGTTTTTCCGATGGAATAAAACGCGATACCGGACGATCTAGTGTCTGATCAAAGTGAACCTTGCGAAATGCACTGCCAGACAAGGGCAGATAGAACAGCATCTGATCAGTTTCAGGATCATATTCCTTCATGACCTGCGTGATCTGATAGTTCATGAACTCCTGAACACGCGCTGCCTGCAGATCAGTGTTAGGACTCATCATGCCGACAACCTGCGTCTTAACAGGTCCGCCGGGCGGTAACATTTCCTTATACGCTTGAGCCTGAAACTGTGTGACAGACTCTGCAAGTAAGGGGTGAATAATGCCAGAAGCACCCTCAAAAGGTTCAGATCTTTCCTCGAACTTCATGCCAAGGAACTCAAGACCTTCCCGATACTGCTCTTCCCACTCTTTGCGTGAAGCGCGATCGTCCTGGTAATCAGCCATACAGTCTGAATAGATACGGCCTAAGTCACCAGCATCAATAACCTCTGCGAGGTTGGCATAAAAATCCTGGCCCATGTCAGCCATCGGCGCGGGCGGCATACCAACCAACATCGTGCCGTCTTCTAATATTTCGGTATCGTCTTCGCCAAACTCTTCAAACATTTCATCAATGCGAGGTTCGACATCAACTAGAATTTCTTTTGAATTATCTTCGATACCTAGATCGGCAATGTCTATATCATCAACGCCGCGCTCAATGGCCATGTGTATTTATCCCCACTTGGATTCCCATTTAGTTATCATGCCGCCACGGGCTTTTTTTACGGGCTTTCTCTCTCTTGCTCGTTCTACTCGATCTTTAGGATCTTCTTCTATCATTTGTCTGGTGTGCGCATCTACAGGTTGGTCTTTATGACGCTTCCTGTTTTTTTTATTTTGAGCCTCTTTAATTTCTTCAAGTTCTTTTTTTTCTTCAGCAGTTAATTTTTTTGTCTTAGCCATAATTAATCTTCGCTGTACAAGTTATTAAAAACTCGATTAGTGTCCCAGACATATCCTACATCTTCTTTCGAGTGATAGATATTCTGATTTGGCTTAAAGTCAGGCGCACCCTCGCCGGTTTCAAACCAGGCGGGATGCGTCACTCTTACCCTGTTATTGGGCAAAGCGACTATGTTACCCGTGTATTCGCCTGCATCAAGCAATTCCAATATATGGCTTTGCTTATGCTGCGCAGGATCATCGGCTATCTCGCTGTTTGTGTAATCAACAGTGAAATAATATTTAGCAGGATAAAACTCACCATCAACCTTTGCAATCCATGGTGCAGGCGTTGCCCGATTGATTGTATATACCGCATGATCATGTGACATACAGTCCCACGGTTGCGCAAGATAAGTCGGCAATGCATTAGGCCACTCTTCCAATGGCGTGTCAGCGACTAACGCTGTGATGGGAAGCCTCGCCCACATGGCCCCGCCATGGATATTAGGTTCATCTGTGTCATGCGCTTCACATCCTGTAAAGATAACCTGAAAGCTTAAACACCTGTTAGGCATGGTAGTCACAGCGACAACCATGGCATGTAAGAACTCACCATGGTATCGCTCATGATTAACAGTATATTCCCGCCTCACCCATGCTTTGAAGTAAGGGATACTGCTTTGTAAGTATGCCACCCTCTAGCAAACTCCTTTAAAAAGCGCGATATTGTTTTTAAAAAGCGCGATATTGTTTTATCGCATTGCTTTACCAAACCCTCGCTTGGCTGCACCAACACCTCGACGCTTGACGGCACCGCCTCGAGAATAACCTTTTGGCTCTTTATTCTTGCCGCCAACAGCACCGCCCTTCTTCATGCCCCGTGGCATCTTACCGCCCATCATGCCGCCTTTTGCAGAACCTTTGGACTTCATCATGCC